GTTTGATGCTAACGACACGGGGTCGTCCACTTCGTTCGAGGTGGTCACTCTGGGTGTTGGCATCACCGTTGATGAGTAAACACTTCAACAAGGCAGCTTCGTCCTTCGCTTCATTTATCGGAAGCTTAGGATGAAGAACCCACCCTTTTACAAGTGGGGCCTGTTCGTCCATATCAAAACAACTGATATCGTATCCATAAGAGGAGTAATCCATCTTAGGGATGACGGACAGCCTGCCTATAACCTGAGATTCTGGACCAACGTACGGGTAGAGATCCTGTAGGACCTTTACCAATACATCATCTAGAATGCCAGCCATGCGCCACATGCCAATCATGTAAAATTGGTTACGTGTCGCGACTGTCGATGCGATTGGAGATGCATCCTCGGTACGAAGTGGCAGTCGGGAAGGAACATCTGTACGGAAGCGGACGATTGATACGTCTTCTCCCTTAAAGTATTCCTTACCACAAGACTCTCTGAACATACCTGTCCAGAAAGACTTGTTCGAATTGACCTTGAAACCAAAGGTTTCGAGGCCTTCGACGACCGCTTCAGCGCTATCTGTGGGGACAATGATATCGTCACCATAGACTCGCACGGTGTCCTTGAACCGATTCAAATCGGCCAATTTCACCGGCTTGCTGTCCCACACCGAACCACTGATTACGACTTTTGCGGCGATAGCCGCAAATATCATAGTCTCAATGGGGAAGGTGAGGGCAGAGCCCATCGACGCGAACTTGGACACGGAAATAATCCCGTGCTCAGGCACATCGACTATGCGAGACCTTGTCACTTGGAGTGCCTCGGAAAACCAAGGCCACTCTTCGAACAAAGCCTCGACTAGCCAATTAGGCACACGATCGCTTGCTTCGCTCAGATCGAGCGTCGCAAGAGATCCATCCTCTGAACCGATGGAGGCCATGTTCTGATTAGGAACCTGGTCTTCAAAGCCCACATAGTGGGAGCCCATATTCGGAGATCTTCCGAATGAAGGACGTTCAAGGTAATGCATGAGTAATCTTGAAACAGCCTGCTGCATGTATTGCATGCAAATCGGCTCTTTCGCGATTAACCGTGGTGTGCTAGCGGTCTTAGGAACAGCGAGCAGCTTAGCTGGTCGCTCTTCCTCGGGCCCGAGGAAAGTAACACCCCGAAGAAACTCGGGGTTACGGCTCGGAACCGCGTATTCCAAAAACGGAAATAGTGGCTCCATCCGTTCTGGCCATTCGGTCTGGTAGTATTTCTGGTTACCCAGAACACCTTCAGCCGTAGAACCAGGTCCATGCTTGGGAATGACCTCAAAATCGTGAATCCTTCGATCCACGATGGAAAGTGCATTTCCGAACATGACACGCACGATCTGACGAAGCGGGTCTACAAGATCCGCCTCCAAGCTAGTACGGCGTGAGCCGTGCGCAGCGAGAAGTTCGTCATATCGTCCATCCTGATATTGGCTTGTAAGCCAATCAAGATGGTTGTGTACTTCCTCGTCGACCTCGACATAACCACGATATGCGGAAGAAATCTTCCTGTCGGAGCACTGCTCCTTCAGTTTGCCAAACATCAGCGTAAGCTGACGGATGGCGAAGATGGACTCGATATCGGGGTTTTCGAGTAGCAAGCCGTTCTCACCATAAACACGATCCATGAACCCTACCAAGAACTTTGGGGGTCCAGAGATAGTCTCCGCGACGAAGGTTCGAATTTCATTGAAGCCATCTTCACCGAAGATGGAATCAGCGTCCTTCTTACCCCAACCACGGAAAAGATCTTTGTGGATGAAGCTCATTGACAACGACTTTTCGAAGTCTTTGCCAAATTGCGGCAAGGTGATCGTCCAAAAGGCGTCACCCTCGTGTTTTACTCTCTTGAGAGCTGTAGTAATATCTCTCTCGAGAAGTGAGGTGCTCACTGAGCATCGTGCGCCTAGATCATAAAGCGCACATTGCCAGAGCTCCGTTCGGCTTTTCATTCTCTCCTCATTTCATATAGGGGTAGAGAATCCTAACTCATGTGCTTTTCACACGCATAGGACGAGAGTCGTAGCTATGAATAGGCAGACGAGGACCCTAGTAAACCAGGGTCCCCGAAAGCCTGCTACGACTCTCCGCCGATGACCTTCAGAATCTGGGCATCGGTGGACCAGTCGATGAGAGCTTCCAGGTTATCCTGGATTTCGTCGATCGAGAACCCAACAAGTGGGTGATCGATCACGAAGTAAACGCTCATCGTGTATCGCTTGCTAACCCCATCAAGCAGGGGGTCAGCAGCGACCTTGGCGTAGTCCATGCGGACAGTTCGGCGAGCGCGATTCCGCACATCGTGCGAAATCGTCAGGGTACGAGTACCCTCAGGATTGGCAAACACGCCCTTCCTGTTGCCGAATTCAATACGGTTGAGATCATCCGCAACCGCGTTGACTGTCGTTACCTGTGGTTCAGCGAACATGAGATGGAACTCCTTCTGATATCCAATTATTATTTAATTGGTGTTTAGTTGTCTCTGATGGATTATCAGAGTTACGCTCGTGAAATACCGAGCGCAGCCAGGATAGCCCACTGACGAGAATTGAGATCCTCATTAGTAAGGCCGAACCCGAAAGGATTGGCTGGACGTCGCTGCTTAGTCTCATACGTAATCGTAGAGCTAAGCGTAGTAGGTACCCAGTCGCCTCCATTGACCCTAAAGGCCGTTGGAAACGAGTAGTGTACCTGACGAACCTGATGGCACATGACATAACCAAATGGCATGATTAACCCATCAGCAGCGAACGAGTTTAGGTTCTTGAGCACATCGCCCATGTTCCAAAACCAGTCCGTGAGCCAGGAAAACCCGACTAAGTTCCAGATGGTGTCTGCGCCAGGCTGAATACCATAAAGGTAGTCAAGCTCGCGCAGCTTTCGCCGCCAACCCTCTTTTGGAAGGTGGTAGGTGAAACATCCGTTAAACCATGTCCGTTTTGACGCGGTCACGGTCTTAGTCATGTTCCCATTCAAGGCATATGAAGCCTGGCCGGCACTCCCATCGGGAGATACAGGCGCAGACCAATCGGTTTGCGTTGACGAAGCTAGATTCTCCACTGGAGGCTCATAGCTCCGACGTATACGCTTACCAGAATCGCGCTCAAGCTGCTGAAGAAGTTTCTCAGCAGCCGTAGCGCTCTCATATACACCTTTCAAGTCAGACGCAGTAGGCTGCACACCGAATACCCAGTTTAGGTATTCGGATCCAACATTTCCCAGTGTACCGGGAATACTTGGTAAAGCCTTTGGTCCCGCTCGGAGTTCTCCGAGAGTTTCCGATGCGTCGACGAGTGGGTTGGTTGGTGCAACACGAGATATAGCAGTAGCCCCAAAAGCGTCCAGAGAAAAATCTGAAACGTCTGTAGGGCAAAAGCTAGAAATCTCGCCAGCAAGGTCCGAGCGATTTTTCCTAAGCAGATCAACTGCTTCGGTAGACGCATAGAACCTCCCTTCATAAAATGGGTTGTTAGTTTGCCCGGCATACGGATATGCCGAGCACTTTCCTTCCCAAAATGATGTCGACACGTTGATCTTGTGCGACAAGAAGGGCCCACCAATATCCGTATTTGTCTTCCCTAACAGGAAGTAAGGATGCCCCAGAGACCTTACGGCCTGATGCTCATCATAGAGCGTCACCGTTTTCACGGTCGGAGGCCCAAATAGGTCCGTCCAGTAGTTGCCACGAGTAATCGTGACACCTCCGGCGGCTACCGATCTGGATTTATCCATACAAATACATCCTTTCGAAAAGAGCGAAGAGATGCCCTGGCGGGCACCTCGG